AATGATAAATGTTGTTTCATCTAGTGCTTTATTGTTTGCAAAACTCATAATTCTATCTAATAATCTAATCCTAATTGGCATAGATAAGTAATGAAAATTAATTCCTAAAAAACCATCACTATATTGTTCTATTGGTAACACCAAAGGAAATCTATCATAATATGGTAGTTTCTTTTTTAATTTTGGGTCATAAAAAAACATATTCAACAGACCCTCATGTGGTACTGTACTAACTTGACCATCTTTTATTAATTGACTAGTGGTGGGGTCTCCAAATTCTTTTATTTTGTTACGAAACCATGTAACAGACATAGGTTTACCACCCGCAGCCTTCATAACTTCTCGTATATAATTACTTACTGCCATGTGTTTATTTATAAAGAATTTAAGAGATTATGTGAAAAAAAGGTGTCCCCGAAAGGACACCTCTCAGTAGATTAGTTATCTGCTAGTTTTTCAAAATATGCCAATGTGTCATCTTCTTCAACTACAGGTGTTGATACCTTTGTAGTTTCAGGTTTTGTATCAACCTTTGGGGCTGCTACAGGTTCATCATCTATTTTATCAGCAACATTTCCAACTTTTACAGTGCCAGAAAGGACTGCATCTAGTCTAGTTTTTAACTCATCATAAGATTTGAAGTTTGTTGGTGCAGTAAACTCTGCAAGAGAGTGTTGTGACTGCCAAACTTTATCTGCTTCTGAATCATCCTCAAAAAGTTTAGATGTATCTTCAAACTCTGATTTATCATAGTTCCAAAAACCATCTACTTTACGAATCTTTAGTTTGAAGTTTGCACCTTCCCAAAAATCAAATGGGTTGATTGCCTTTTCATCTTCAAACTCTGGTGACATCGCCGCAGTAATCTTATCAAATATTTTTTTACCATATCTGAATAGAAAAACTTTACCTTCATTCTCTGGGTGTTTAGTATCACTAACAACATAGATGTTTGAAAAGTATTGTAGTTTTCTTTTTTGTTTACGAGCAATCTCTTTATCAGATTCAAGACCTGTGTTCCACAATTTAGTATTGTGTTCAGATACAGGGTCTTTTTGATTGAGTGTTGTAAGAGAGTTTTCTATATACCATTGACCTGTTGGGCCTTGAAATGCATGATTCCAAACTTTTGCCCATGGTAGGTCTTCGTTCTGACAAGCAGGCAGAAAACGAATAACTGCATAACCATTACCAGACTTATCTAGCTCTGGTTTCCACAGTCTTTCATCTACATAGGATTTTTTCTCTTGAGGTGTAGATTCACCTTTTGCAGCATCTAACAGCTTATTAAGTGAGTTACTTGATTTTAGACTATCTAATGTCATATTATTTCTCCGTATGTTATCGTATGTTTATTTTTATGTATTTTACAATACATAGTTATTTATAATACTAGGTATTGCAAACAATGTCAAGGTTTTTATAGGTAACACTTCGCACATTTTCGCAAATCATTGGACTAGCATCTTCCTGTACAACCCAATAAAATTGTGTCTCTGGGAAGTCCTTAAATGTTTGAATTAATTGTGTGGTCCAATTATCAGTATTAAATCCTCTTGAATTTTCAGATAGATAATTATCTGTTCCTTTATAAATGTTATTGATTGGCTCATCATATTCACTTAGGTCAAATCCTAACATGTATATTTCTTTAGCACCTTGTTTACATGATAGATACATGGCAGTTGCACCTGCACACCATTCTCTAGGATAATCTATTAAATTAACTTTGTCTTTTTGTTCTAACCATGTAATATACAAACCAACATTATTATAACATTTTGCTCTTAAATCATCTTTGTCTAAATGTGGAAACTGAGTAAGCATCTCTTGATAATTTTTTTCTGCAGTCTCTCTTTCTTTTCCTTGAATGACACAAGACTTATTATCATTTCTTTTAGTTTCATGTATGTCGGTTGGTAAATAATTCATTTTTAAAAACTCTGGGTCAAATTCCTCTACCACAGACCAATCAGCAAAATAACAATCATGTTCTATTGCATAACCAGATTCGTATATCTCTTGTTGTATGCCATAATCTATAGCAACAAGATTATCTACTTTACAATCTCTATAGGCGGCATTACATCCCCATGTTGTAACTCCTGTATATGACTTGGTTGTATCCCAGACCTTTCTAGATTCACCATTACCATAAATTAAAGAAATCATGATGACTTAATGTTTGTTACCTTACTAGAATTAAATCTAGATTTTATATCTTCTTTTGCTTCTTTTAAGTTTAAAAATTTAGATGCATATACAAAAGTATCATTACCATCTAACACTAGTTTATATTTTTTATATTGTGTTTGTTCTACCATATTTTTGCCTCTATGTGTCTTTCATAAATTATTAAATACCATTCTGTGAAAAAGTGATAGTTTATAATACCAGCAAGTAGTATTAGTGAACCTATCATGTTTACCACTATCAATGACCAATCTTTCCATATCCAACCAACTATCAACCAACCTGTAACACCTACAAATTGAAAATACATGTTGAAAGGATACAGGTCTAATGCTGTTGCTGCGGCACCCATAATTAGTACCACACTTGAAAACCATTTTATATACCAATCTATTCCGTCTGGTCTATCCATTTATTTAAATCTTTCATTGTTACAAATTCTAAATTACTTATACCTTGAAATTTGTCCTTATGTTCTTCTTGTGATACCCAATAAAAATTTACATTCTTAAATTTTCTCATAACAGTTTTCATCTGATTCTGCCATGTAGTAGAATCAAATCCTAATTTGTAATCATCTAATAAGTACACATTACTGTGAGGTTTGTTTTCTATTGATAAATCAAATCCTAGTAAAAATATTTCATCAACATAATATTTTTGCGAACAGGCAAGATACATGGCTGTACTACCAGAACTATGACCTGTAAACTCTTCTATATTATGGACCTTATCTTCTTTATCTAACCATGTGATATATAGTCCTGTATTTCTCATGCATTTATGTTTTAATTGTTTTACTTCATCCTTACTCATTTCATCATCAACTAAATCAATAAATTTACTTATTGCTGTATTAGGATTTTTTCCTCTCACCACACATCTACATTTACTACCCTTGTCATTTTCAAATATTTCATCTTCTTCAAAACCTAATTTTAATAATTCTAAATGTCTACTACCAAATGCAGGCTTTTCAATAAACTTTTTAGGTAATTCATTCCAATCTAAAAACCAACATGTATTTTCTTTTGCATAACCACTTTGATATATTTCTTGTTGTGCAAGATAATCAACTGCAACAAGATTATCTACTTTTGTTTCATGATGTATCTTATTACAACCCCAAGTGATTATGTTTTTAAATTTTCTAGTAACATCAAACTCTAATCTAGATTTACCATTTCCATAGATTAATACTTTACTCATAATTATTTTTCACATCTTCGTAAGTCATAATATCCTTACCCATTTTAGTTTGGTAATCATGTAATTTAAGTCTTGCTTCTAATCTCATGCAAATAAATCTTCTAGGATATTTTGATTCTTTTCTATCTGTTATATAATGCCAACTCACTGGTGTGTTTGGAAACAATACTATTTTGTTTGCTCCATACTCAAATATCTTTTCTTCTTTTGTTTTAGGATTATGTAATGTCAAATGACCACCATCATCTTTTTCATCCTCATGTTTAAAATACCACAAACCTGTAACCAACTTATTACCATTATCAATATGTAATTTTCTCATTTGATATGCTTCGTTTGGTGGATTCTCTGAAAATAAATTCGAACATATACCTGTAAGTTTTTCATAAACAAGTTTAGGATAAACTGTTTCAAATATATCTTTACTTCTAGATAATATACCTAAACTAATATCATTTAGTATAGTGTTAATTTTGTCATCTTCAATTACTATGTTTGACCTATTTTTACATTTGTTCCATTCTTTTTTGTTATCATCTGTATCCCATTTGTCTTTTACAATATTGTAAAAATCTTCTGGTAATATACCAGTAAAATGTGGCCAAGGCTTTTCATGATATTTTAACACGACATCAGTTCTCTTAATACAAATTTAAATTTAGTTTTATCAAAAGTCAAAAAACTTTTATAATCATTTATAAGTTTGTAAACATCTTTCCATACATAATCATCCTTTAATTTTGTGTTCCATGTTTTACTATAATTTAAAATACTATCTAATATAACCATACTTTCTAACGACACTCTTTTACCAAGATACTCTTTTAGTAGTTTGGGGTGTTGATGTTCAGAAACTGCAATAAGTTTTGAATCTAGTATTGGCTCTATCTCAGATTTGAAAGTGTAATTCAAACTCTGTATTCTTTTTTTCCATTCTGTATAATTATCTTCGTGGAACTTACCAACCCAACCTTTAGAATATTTTAAAAAATTAGCAAGTAAATAATCTTGTATGTCATCTTTACTTTTATACTTTCTGGTTAATTTGACAAAAAAAATCCTATCATTCCTTTTATAGAATGAATCTCTTGACACTTTTGATTTACCACCATATTTTATGAAGTCATAATCACCCTTGTCAAAATGTGCTTTCATCGCACAATACATTAAGTATGCGTCTATTGGTTGCATTATAAAGGTAGTTTTGCTGATTTAGGTAAATAATTTAAATCTCTTGCGTTAGCTTCTATTTTTTCTTTTAAACTTTTAGTTATTAACTTTGCAACAGACACAGGTTCAATACCCATTTTCTCACAATAAATTGATATTGCATCAAGATGTGTACATCTTTTATCAAATGCAATCTTTTCTATTTCTAATGAAAATGTTTTAGGGGTGTGAACTGTATTTTCTGTCATAGTGTAGCATTATATAGGGTCTCACGGTAAATGTCAAGAAGCTTCAAGTTTTTCGTACCACTTCTTAGCTTCCTCATCAAAGTCATCAAGTCTTACATAACTTGATTCTCTAGGATGACCTACCATATTAACATCAACATCTTCCTCAATGCCGTCTAAGAAGTTACTTAATCCTATTCGTTCAATCATTTCTCCGCATCTTTCATGTTCCAAAGCATTATCTGCCCAGAAGTCTATTGTTTCTAATTTAACAAATGGTTTTATGACTGTACCCATAAGGTCACCAATCTTCAATGTTCTTTTACCACCCATTAATATTGTTGCACCTTTGTCATCACCTGGGTGTAATGCTTTTGGAACGACATTTAGACAATGCATACATCTTACACATGACTTGTTGTCTACATGTATTGCATCATCATCACCAATAGAAAGAGAATTAGTAGGGCATCTAGTGATGATATTATCAATCGCATATTTTCTTCCCTTTTCGTTTATAAATTTTTTCCATTCTTCTTGGTTTACTTTCATGTCATCACGCCATGTTCCTATGATAGACATATCTGCCCTTTCAATACTGTTCATACAATCGTTAGGACATCCTGAAACTTTAAATTTAAACTTGTATGGTAAAGCAGGTCTATGTACATCATCTGTAAAGTTATTAACTAAAAGTCTGTGCGCCTTATGTTCGTTTATGTTCGACATTT